ACAGAAAAACTTAGAAGAAAGTCTATAAAAAGAAAATTTAAAGTTTGAAATTTCAACAACCCATTGTCTTACAAATGTAATTCATGTGTTGGATGTAACGGTAATGGACGATAATTTTAATTTTAATACTAAAAAAAAGTATTAAAATCAACCGAAAATGTCTTTCAAGCTTATAAAAAGAAAATTTAAAGTTTGACAACTATTGTCGTCGTTCAATTTGATATATAAAAAAATTAAAACAAACTTATATTTACTTCTTACTTTTTCTATACAAAACCATCATCTTTCCAACAAATCTTAAATATTTCTTAAACAAAACTTTTAGATTATTACGCTTAACCACGTATCTTTTTCCTATTTCAAAATACTTTGTATAATATTCATTTTCAAATTCTGAAATAGAACCATACGGATTCTCGATTTTTTCCTTTATTTCTTCTCTAAAAACATCCTTCATGTGTCTAAACATAGGTTGAATTTCAAAAAGTCCTCTCACACAAACTGTATCTTGAAGAAAAGTTAAAAATATTTCATAAATCAATCTAATATTATCTGGGACACGAGAAATAACACACATTTCCATTTTTGATTGAACATATCTTATATCTTCAAGAATATTTTCTTGATAAAATAAGTACCTCATATTTTTATTCAATTCCATTATTTTTACTAATTTCAGATATTCATCCTTACCGAAAAATCCATAAATGGGTGCACTAAAGACGACATGACGTAAATATCCATCTAAACCCAAATATCTTGCTATATTAAAGTCATCTTCTTCAATTTCACTTACATATGAAATTCCATTGTAGCTTTTAATTACTTTGTGTTTTTTCATACCATTTATATAATTTAGATCATTCTGTTTTTTAATTTCAAGTTCTCTAATTCTTTTCTTTTCAATAGCTTTATTTTGTTTCAATTGATTTCGTACCACTTGTTGTTCTTCCTCATCAGAATCATAAGCCAAAGTTGAAAACAAATTTGTTTTTTGAAACATCATTTTCTATTAAGTAAAGTTAGTTTCAAAGGTGAAAAATATTACAAAAAAATCATAAAAAAATCATTTTTTTGTAATATTGACATCACCTTATAAATTATTTTTTTAAATCAAAAATTGAATTTAAAAAAAGAAATTTTATATATTAGACAGAATATAATGCAAACTACTACTAATTCCAAAAAATATGTTAAAATGGATCCTATTGAACACGTTCTTCTTAGGTCTGATATGTATGTTGGTTCAAATAAGGCTCAAAAAACAACTGAGTTTGTTTGTGTTAAAGACGAAGATTCTTATAAAATTTTAAGAAAAGAAATCAGTGTTTCACCTGCCATTTTACGCATTTTTATTGAAATCTTAAGTAATGCAACCGATAATGTTGAACGCTCGAGAGCTGCAGGAATTCCTTGTTCTTACATTAAAATTAGTATAAACAAAGAAACAGGTGAAACTACTGTTATCAATGACGGTGATATCATTCCTATCGAAATTAACTCTGAAGAAAATATGTACAATCATAGTTTAATTTTTGGAAACCTATTAACCGGTTCAAACTACGATGATGAAGAAGAAAGGATGATTTCTGGTCGTAATGGCGTTGGTGGAAAAGCGTCCAATATTTTCTCCTCGAAATTCACTGTTAAGGGAGTTGATCCTAATAACAAGCTTACGTTTGAACAAACTTGGACAAATAATATGAAAGATACAACTAAACCTATTATTGGTAAAACCAAGCTTTCTCGTGGTTATACAAGCGTTTCTTATTTCCCAGACTTCAAACAGTTTGGAATATCTGGATACACTGATGATATAATATCTATTTATCTAAAGTATGTAGTTGATGTCGCAATGTTATCAAAAGTAAAGGTTTATTTCAATGAGGAACTTATTCCTGTAAATAATTTACAGTCATATGCAAAATTGTATGATTGTGTAACCGATGAAAATTTGTTTTTGAAACATGGTAATTCTGAAGTTCTAGTTACACCATCAAAAGAATTTCAAATAGTTTCATTTGTGAACGGAATTTATACGAAATTAGGAGGTCAACATGTTGATTCGTGGTCTGAAGCTATTTTTAGACCTCTTGTTGATAAATTTAATAAGAAAGGTCAACCTACATTGAACATTAAAGATATAAAGCAGTTTTTTAGAATTTTTGTTGTATCATACGTAGTGAACCCAGAGTTCGAAAGTCAAAACAAGCACAGACTTGAAAATCCCAAAGTTCCAGCTGTCGTAAAAACTTCTGAAATAGCAAAGATATTGAAATGGTCTGTTATTGAAGAAATTGAAGATATAATAAAATCAAAGGAGATTCTAACTTTAAAGAAATCCGAAAAGAAAAAGAAAGGGTATGTTAAAGTTGAAGGTCTTGATCCAGCAAATAAAGCTGGTACTAAAGAATCGCATCTATGTAGTCTAATTCTTTGTGAAGGTCTTTCAGCAAAGACATACGCAGTTGCTGGTATAGAGAAAGGAATCGATGAAGTGTGTGGACGCGATTATTATGGGGTGCTTGCTTTATCTGGGAAAATATTAAATGTCCGAAATGCCAAAATGGAATCAATCGCTAAGAACAAAGTTATAACAGATTTGATACAGGCTTTAAATTTACAACACGGTGTTGATTATACAGATGATAATAATTTTAAAAATTTAAGTTATGGAAAAGTTATACTTCTAACTGATGCTGACTCGGTTACATTTGACACTCCTTGTATTTTAAAAAATATTGAAACCGATGAAATTGAAATTAAACCTATTTGTGAAATTAACAATGAAGAATGGGTTAATGATACTTTTTCAACAAAACAATATAGTATGTGCGAAAAATATTTAGTTTGGTCAGATAAAGGATGGACTAAGATTAAAAGTATAATGCGACACAAAGTTAGTAAACCTATATATAGGGTTTTAACTCATACTGGATGTGTTGATGTGACAGAAGATCATTCTCTTTTAAATAAAAATGGTAACGAAATAACTATTAAAGAATGTGAAATACAAAAAACAGAATTGCTTCATAATAAGTATATTCAAGAAAAAATATTCAAATATGAAATTAACGAAGAATATGCTTATGCTCTTGGATATTTTCAAGCTGATGGACATTGTAATATAGATGGAAAAGTAAGACTAAAAAATAAAGATGGATCTATAACACATTCTACAAATTCAAAATGGATAATTGAATGTGTTGACAAAGAACCTCTGGAAAATCTTAAATTAATATTAGAAAAGTACGAAAATACAAAAACAGATATTACTCCTATCGAAATAACTTGTTCAAAAAAACAGTGTATTAAATGTTTTAAAATATTTACAGACGCAAGTGGGTTAAAATCTCATATGAAAAATAAAACTCCTTGTGATGAACGTAAACTTTATTTTGAAATATACAAGAAAAAAGTTAGTAAAGATAGTTACTCTTCAGAAAGTGGTAGAGAATATAAATATGCATTGGAAGCAAAAGGAATTAGAAAAGATATAGCCTTAAAATATAGAAATATGTTTTACAATTCACTGAGAGAGAAAAAAATTCCTACGGAAATATTAAATAGTCCTATTAAAGTTCAAAAATCTTTTATTGAAGGATTTTACGCTGGTGATGGAAATAAAGGTGAAAGAACAACTGACCATTTTGACGGAGAATATAAATCTCAGATAATGGGATTATTTCAAGTTTTACAGAATTGTGGTTATACACCTAGTTTAAATTGTTCAGAAGAAAAATTAAATGTATATAGAATTCTTATGAGTAATGAATACAATAGACCAGAATATACAATTAAAAAAATTATTAATGTTAGTGAAAAATATAAAGACACCTATGTTTATGACTTTGAAACTGAAAATCATCATTTTCATTCAAGTATAGGTAATATTGTGGTTCATAATACCGACGGACTACATATAACCTCGTTACTAATGAACTTTTTTCATTCTTTGTTTCCAACAATTTTAAAGAGAAATCCTCCTTTCTTAATTAGTATGCAAACACCTATTGTAAGAGTTTTTAGGAAAGAGGGTGACTTATTGTTTTATGATGAAAATAAGTTCAAAGAATTTTCTAAAAATCAAACATCTAAAATAAAGTGTAAATATTATAAAGGACTTGGAACTACAAAAAGTGAAGATGTAAAAGATACGTTTGGTGAAAAAATGGTTGATTACATAAATGATGATAATTGCGACACGTCTTTTAATAAAGTTTTCCATGTTAAATTTTCTGATCAACGAAAAGAATGGTTGGAAAAATATGATCCAAAAGGATCGTTTTCTTTAGATGATTCAGGAAAGTTTTCAAGTATGAATTTAACTGATTTTCTAAACAATGAAATGATTAAATTTTCACATGATGACTGTAAAAGAAGCATACCTCATCTTTTTGACGGCTTGAAAGAATCTCAACGTAAAGTTTTGTATAGTGTGAAGAAAAGAAACCTTACTTACAATAAGACTTCTCTGAAAGTTGCTCAATTAGCTGGATATGTAGCTGAAGTTAGTAATTATCATCATGGTGAACAGAATTTATTTCAAACTATCACTAAGATGGCAAACGAGTTTCCAGGAAGTAATAATATTCCCCTGCTTTATAGAGACGGACAATTTGGTAGTAGACTTGCTCTAGGAGCCGACGCTGCAAATGCGAGATATATTTTTACTAAAATGGAACCTTTAACACCTCTAATCTTTCGAGAAGAAGATGATATTTTATTAGAAAGAGTGTATGACGATGGCGATGAAGTAGAACCAAAATTCTACATACCTATTATTCCAATGGTTCTTGTAAATGGGGCTCATGGAATAGGATCTGGTTGGAGTTCAAGTATACCTTGTTATAATCCACTTGATATTATAGAATGTATTGAAATATGGCTAAAGAAAGATGGAAAAGTTATTGTTGAAGATGAAGATTCAATTATTTCATATCTACCAGATTTAGTACCTTGGTACAGAGGTTTTACTGGATCAATTGAAAAGAAAAAAGATAGTGATTCAACTTTTACAACATATGGAATTATTGATAAAGATAAAAATAAGTCGATTGTTTCAGAGTTACCAATTGGAATGTCTACTGATAAATTTAAAGAAATGACGGAAGACTGGTTGGTTGATAAAAAGGTTAAAAGTGTTCAGAATTATTCTACTCCGAATCATGTTTATTTTTCTATAACTGAAAGTGATGACGGATTTAGTTGTAATTTGAAAAATATGAAACTTCACTCTTATCTTTACACTAGTAATATGGTTCTTTTTAACGAAAAAGATCAATTGAAGAAGTATTCAATCGAAGAAATTATAAACGATTTTTGCATTATGAGATTTGAATTTTATAAGAAGAGAAAAGCTCATATGATTTCTTTACTAGATAAGGAACTTCGACATCTGTTCAATAAAGCAAGATTTGTGGAAGATGTTATATCAAAAAAATTGCTTATTATGAATGTTGAAGAAGCAATCATCGTAGAAAACTTAGAAAAAATGGGGTTTGATAAAGAAAATGTAAAGGAAGATGAAGAAAATTCAGGCGGTTATAATTATTTGTTAAAGATGCAAGTTCGAACCTTTACTTCGAATAAAGTGAGACAATTGAGAGGTGAAATTGAGGATAAAAATAATAAATTACAACATATTAAATCTACAAGTGAAAAACAATTATGGTTAAATGATTTAGAAGAATTCAAAAATGAGTATAAGAAGTGGTTAAAGGTAATGGAAGTTCCACCTTTGAAACTAAAGCAAAAACCTGCAAGAAAAAAGAAGGAAACTTAAAAAAACAAATAATATAAAGATTTTTTAAACTTATGGTAAGTTTAAAAACCTAAACCTTTTCTATTTAAATTTGAAAAAAATAATATGCGTTGGAACGACCATATCATCGTCGGGAGCAACGAATACAGAACCAGCGAATCCAGGTGTTGAAATATGTGGATTACCTCCAGTATGACCCGCAGGAGAACCAGGTCTTTTAACTGGGTTTTGAGGTCTATTTTGAATTAAAGAACTAAAATAACGATTGCGATCATTAGTAGTGTCTTTAGTAATGCCCAAAATTACCTGATTTAAAAATATAACACCAGTATTATCTGGTCCGCGATGTGCGTAATCAGATACAACATTTGCAGATGGAGAAAAATAAGTACCTTTTCCATATCTAGATGTAGTATTTAGTCTTCCTAAATAACCACCCTCTGCTATAAGTTTAATAGCTGGTAATTTTGTTCCATGAAATAATGGGACAACTCTACATGCATCAGGATCTTGTAATTCCATTAGAATTTGTCCAAATTTATTATTAAATCTATCCATGAGCATAGGATTGTCGAT